CGTCTTTTTGATAAGCCGCTTCAATGTGACTGAGCGAAGAGGTCAGAGCCGTTGCAAAGTCGGTAAAGCCGCCTTGGGAATCTCCTTCGTTGGAGAGATCAAAAAGTTTTTTTTCAGCCATTTCAATTTGGCTGGTTGCATCGGAGTCGAGGTCTTCTTTCATAGCCTCGTTGACGATTTCATAGCCGGTGTTGATCAGTTCCCGGCGGAGGTATTTGTCATAAATAAACTGGGCATAATATTCAGCATTGGTCAGCGGGGAAGCGCTGTCGGCCAGTTTGACCAGATATTGGTGGCCGCCGACTTCGTTTAATGTGCCTTCCTGCTCAAAATAGTTTTTCAGCGTAATAACGTCGGCAACATGACCGCGCTGGATTAATTTGGCGATAACTTCATAAATTTTGCTGTGAATGGCATCGGCAAAATGCTGCGGTTTCAGAAATTCCGAAATGCGTTCAAAAGCCTTGTTATTGGCGAGAACGGCACCAAGCAGAGCCTGTTCGGCTTCCAGGTTTTGCGGCAGCAGGGTCGGGTCAGGTTTTTCCATTGCGGTTACTCTATCTCTTAAAACGTTTCTCTGGAGTTGGTTATAGCGTAAATTTACAGAAAGGCAATCGGTTTTTTGAGAGCCCTTTTCTCCGGTCTGTGAATTATGGGGATAAAAAAATATCCTCCGCCGGAAAAGGGGAGGATATTCTTAAAACCTTAATGCCAAACTTATTTGGAAGCTTTATTTTTAGCAATGCTTTTTTTGATTTTTTTAGCTTCTTCGGTCAGTTTGCTGTTGGAGGTCGATTCCAAATAAGAATCCAAACCGCCGTTGTGTTCAATCGAACGCAATGTTGCAGAAGTAACCTTCAGTTTGAAAATTTTGCCCAGAGTTTCGCTCAGCAGGGAAACAACCTGCAAATTCGGCAGAAAACGGCGGCGAGTGCGGTTGTTAGCGTGGCTGACATTGTTGCCGCTCATAGCGCCGGTGCCGGTTAAATCACATTTTTTAGCCATGATGAAATATCCTCATTTAACTTGAATAAATAAACTTGTTGCTTGTTAATAACTATAATTTTAAGCTAAGTCAAGCAAAAAATGCGTGTTCGGGCTTTCCGGTTATAGAAATATCGGCGTAAATTCAAATTTTTCTTGAGTATTAAAATAAAATGGGCTAGAAGTATCTCTGTTTTGATGTACCCGTAGCTCAGTTGGATAGAGTGTTGGCCTCCGACGCCAAAGGTCGTGGGTTCGAATCCCTCCGGGTACGCCATAAGTAACAGTCATCAGATTTTGGCAGTTCAGAGAACGGCCAAGCCAGCTCGTAGCCTAGGTTTCCGCGGTCGAGTTTCATTGTTCGAATGATTAGTTTTAAGATTCGTCTTTTTACTTCGATATTCGAACTATTGGCAAATTTTTTGCCGGCGTGGTTAACTATATCAAAAAGGTTGATGATTGTTTCATTAAACTTATCGTCGCTTACGCTGTGGGCGGCGATTTTGTTTTCTAGAGATGTTTTCTCATTTTTGAGCTGATTGATTTTCGAGCTATATATCTCATCATCAATTTTTTTATCAAGATACATGTCAACCAGATTTTCAATGCGTTTTTTTGTTATATCTAGATCTTTTCTCAGGCTGGTTACTGCTTGTTCGTGCAGAAGAGCTTCATTTTTTTTCGAATCCCGAAGTATTTGGTTTAAGCCGGTGAGAATCGGTTCAGGAATTATAATAGAATCGAGAATTTGTTGAACTTGTTTGGTGATGGTTTCTTCGTGGCAATAAATCCGTTTTCCGGTTTTATCATAACAGATCAAATAATTTATGTGTCCTCGTTTTTGGTCGGTTGTGACGATTTTACCGGTATTGTAACAGGTTATAAGTCCTCGGTATAAAAACTCTTTGCTGGCGTATTTTACCGGCTGTTTCTTATATCCAAGGCGAACCTCTTGGCACTTATTCCACAAATCTTCGGATATTAATGGCTCATAGATATGGGGATAAAGCTGTCCCTTTATGCGCATTTTTCCACAATAAAAAGGATTAGTTAATGTGTCATATAAGGTTTTAGAGGTTAGTTTTCTGGCTTTGGGCGAATTTGATTTAAGATCCCATTTATCTGCTAAATTTGCCAATTCTTTAAATGAGGTTTTGCCAAGAGAATATTCTTGAAAGAGTTTTTTGATAATAGGCGCGCGGACAGGGTCAAGACAAATTTCACTCTTGCCGTGAGCATTCCGGCGGTTTAAGTAACCTATCGGGGCTTTTCCGCACCATTCCCCGTGTTCAATTTTAAAATTAATACTGCGTTTGACATTTTCAGCTAAAGCCAGAACGTAAGATTTAGCGCCGATGACGAGAAAGTCCCAACGTAAAAGATCGCTGGAGCTGGCATTTTTGCCAACAACCATACCTTCGCGATAAAAATGGAGTTCTATTTTTTCTTTTTTGCGCAGTTCATCAAGATATGTACTTTCTTTGAAAGAGCGTTGAACGCGGTCAACTGCATCGGCTATTAAGGCAATGGTTTCCTTTTGTGATGAACAAAACTTAAGAACTTCCTGAAATTTTTTTCTATCGCCTTGGGTCGAAGATTCGGTTAATGTAAAAGTTTTGATTACTTCAAGGCCTTTTTTATTCGCATAATCTGAAAGGCGTGAAATCTGTGCATCTAGACTGTACCCGTCCTCTTGTTCTTTTGAGCTTACTCTGGCCAGAATCACAGCTTTCATTGTTTTTTTGTTCCTTATCAAGTATAATTAGGCATTGGACGTATTCACTAATTCTTGAAATAGCCAAAGACATTTCTTGCGTTGAAAGAGAACGCCCGATTGTTTGGTTAATGCTATTTTCAAGAATGTTTGACATATTATATATTTTTTCTGCTAATTTACAAGTTAATTTGCGTTTTTGAGAGTGCTATAAAGCTTTTATTGAAAATATATCTTCAACAGCAGCGTTTGCCGGGCCTTGGTAGGTGTATCGTTCCAAAAAATAAGGCAGTTCTTCGCATTTTGGGCATACTTCACCGAATATATTAAGTTGCAAAAAATAGACGTGGCTTTTACTGTTTTTTTGAACATGTGCTTTGACGGATGGTTTAGTTTTGTACTGCCATATATCGCGTACTTTAGGCCTTATCATTTTTTTTCTTTTCCTTTAGTGCTTGTATGACTATTTTTTTTATTCTTTTAGCAAATTCAGTTGTTATTTTGTCTGTATAGCTTTTGAAATTATCTTCCCCTTGTTCTTTATACGGGCAATGTTCGCAAACAAAGCTCTGCCCAAAACATACCGGACATCGGGGAGAGCCATAAAGCTTTTTGAGTTCTTCAATTGTCATTGTCATTTATTTTCCTTTGTTATTTCATTATAAATTTGAGAAGAGATAAATCCGCCGATGAACATGATAGATGCGAATTTTTCGTTAAACCATAATGCCCAACCGAGAGATGTAAAAAATCCCCAGGACATGAAAATTACGATTATACAAGCTAAGCCGAGCCAACAAAGTAAACGTCTAATCATTTTCACGCCTCGTAATTTTTACTGTTTTTCTGTTTAAGCCGATTTCCAAATATTCTGGGCTATTCCTGTCTTCGACAACGCAAAATAAAGCATGTTTCAAGTCATTAAGAACATCATCATTTGACATGCTGTCATCTTTAATGGTGATAATTCCCTCAATTTTGGCTTCAAAATTGAACTTTTTCATTCTTTAAACTCCTTACTGTTGATTGCTTCTTGCCAAGTCGAATATTCGGCGATTAATTCACCTCCATATCTTTTGGCTTTGGAATAGCTCCATCCGAATGTAAAGCCTCTAGGTGTAATTGCTTGGACTTGCTGCTTATTTTTAAATCCAAATCCCACAAAAGTGACTGCATAAATAAGGTTTTTGCTTTTATAAATCTGTCCAGATCTAATCATCTTTCACCTCGAATAAGTCTGATAATTTAGCTTTGGATTTGCCTATATATTTAGCATTACTCATAAAAATATCTAACCAATACCAACAACCTGCAATATATCCTTTTTTATCCATATCATAGGCGTAAATAATGTCTTTTCCTTTTTTGTCTTTCGAAATTCTATCTATATACAAAATCAAATCACCATTTTGCCACACATCGCCGACTTCCGGTTTTTCAGCACTCATTTCACACGCTCCCCAAGTTCAATATCAAAAACATTTTCAACGCATTTTAGGTCGGTATATTCTCCGCCAATTATGGTTATTTTCTTTATTTCAAATATCATACGCTCTGGATTTTTGCGGTAAGCTTTTTGGAATTGCACTTGCGGCCGGGCAATCACCTCGCAGCCGCTGTTGCAAAGAGCTACAACCCGCATATATGATAATAAGCGTTTATACCAAAACGGTGTTGCCTTTCTGTATTCGTGCGTTTTGCGTCCTGATTTGATTTCTTTGAACCAATGATCGGTTAAGACAAGTTTCAATATGCTACTCATCTTTATTATCCTCATAAAAAGTTACTTCATCTCTGCGTACAGGATGGCAGTTTTCATATGGTGTACCGTTAGAGGCATAATATTTTCCATCTTCATCATCGAATATATTTTCAAGAAATTCTATCTCTTTAATGTTTGGATTTATATCATCCCAAAACCAGCAAAGGCACTTGTTCTTGATGATATAGTCAAAGTCAATAGATTCTTGGTAAAACTCCCAGTTGTCTGCGAGCAATTCTTCTGCATAGATTGTGTATATCTTGTTATTATTATCTACGGTAAATTCTTTGTTTGTATCAAGCTTTACACAATGACCTTCAGGCCAGTTACTTCTCCTAATCTTAGCCCCTTTTCTGAACTCAGGCAAAAGTTCTTCTAAATATGACATTAGTTATTTCCCTCCTTGTACTTTTCGGCCAACAGTTCTAAAATGTTACGACCTTTTGCTCCCATTTTAGTTAGCATCAAAAGAGTTTCAGCCATCTTTTCTGCATCTTGCTTGGGATTTTCTTGACCCATTCTTATACCAATTTGAAATATACTTTTTAATTCATTATCAAAATCTATCATCACTTAATCTCCTTTATCTTTGCTAGGGCTTTATTTAACGTTTCAAGAGCCATTTGTTCATTGCACTTACCGTTATTAAGGTCGGACAAATCGTCCATACAAGCGAGATATTCTGCAGCCGAATTTATAGCCTTAACAGCAATCTCAAGCTTTTTCTCAAGTTCAATCTCTCGGTTAGATGTAAATCCGTCAGAACCATCATCTATAATCTGTTGACAGTGTGGGCATATAAAGTTACTCATCGCAACCTACCTTTCTTAAAGATTGTGTCCAGTCGTCAACAGGTGAGATGTCGAAGCATTCCAAGCTAGCATAGCAGAGATCTTCGGTATACCATCCGCAATCTTGAAGTTCAGGTTTCCTCATATACCAGAACCAATTTTCACTTTCATCCATAGCTATCCATCCGGGGCGCATCTTAGGCGCGATGTCTCTCATAAATTCATCAATTGTCATTTCTTAACCTTTCTACAATGTTTACAGATAAAATTATGCAAAGGAAAATTGCAATTATCAATGCAATCAAGGTCTTTATTTTCCCTTTGGCAATAATCACAACAATGCTCCCATTCATGCCACCCGAGCCAACAAAGCAAGTGTCTAATCATCTAAATCATCTCCATCTTTCGCCTCAAATAAATCTAGCTGTCTTATCCCATCAATGCACTCTATGATGTCGAATTGCATCAGAAAATCTTCCATAGAAGAAAAACCTTCCTTGGAGTAATACGCTTTTCTTCTGTGATCTGTGCATTTACCAGATTCAAGCCATGATAAATCATTGTAGTCTTCGAAATTATCTTCACTTGCCAGAACTCCGCCAAATCTGTATTTTTCCGCATTTCTCTCGTCATGCAGGCAAATAAAGGCAAGTCTTCCATTTCTTGTTTTGTATCGTTTCCCCAATTCAATTTTCATACTTTTCTTCTCCAAATTTTAAAGACGGGAGGCGGACATATAAACCAATTCGGGTTAAAATGCCTCCCGGAGGCGGACGGTATTCAGGAGTTAGTAGGCGTCAACATACCGTCCGAAAATTTATTGGTTGTTCCAGGTTTTATCCAGGTGGGCGCGTTCGGCCGCGCAAAGGGTTTGATAGACGGCTTTCATGCAATTCAGTTCATAGTCAGCAACTGCCTGATCAATTTTTCCACGGGCAACCATGGAGGGATAACATCTTTCCCTCATGCGAATTTCGCGAATGACGCACTGGATTTGATTGCTTATTTTGTTATAATTCGGGGTTGTTTTTTTCATTTTATGATCTCCGTTGCAGCGGGAATTCTAGCCCAAAATTTTATATTGCGCGTATCGGCAAACTCAGCTCCGGTCCAAGTGCTGACATCGTAGTTATAAGGCGGAATGCCGTTGTTAATGCGTTCATTCGCAAATTTGCTGTGATAAAAACGCGGATTGGGGTAGGCAATCAGAAAGGTTTTCCAGCGTTCAATTTCGGTTGGTTGCTGTGCCGGATATTGATGCCAAAAGAGATGTTCCTTGCGAGGGGATGCTCCGGCCGAGTCAGAGCAGGACAGAAAAGAGGGTGTCCCCGGCGCGATGCGGTTAATCATTCGTTTTCCTCCTTGATGAATGTTTTTTTATAGATGATGTCCAGCTCTTTAAAGCTGGGGTTCATTTTTGACTGCTCCAAAATTTGACGGATGGTTTGCAAATTTTCGATGGCTTTTGAATTGGTGTCCATGTTTGCTCCTTATGTTGTTGCATTGCTGTGCAATCGGTTTGTGGATCCCCGAGGTGGCAGTTCCTGTGGGGATTGCCCTCGAGGATGACGCGGGAGGGGTTACCTCATATATTGGATTAATGTATAAAGCGGCAGAAAAGTGATGCTGAAGCCGCAGAAACCGGCGGTTAGTTGATCAATTATGTTGATGTAATGATCGATAAGTTTTAACTCGGTTGTGTCGTGTAAATATATATTTTCAGACATCATGCTTTTTTGCCTAAAATAGTTGAATCGATAAAGTTACAAAGCTAGAACCGGACGAACGTAGTAGGTGAGGTTCTTATCGAAGTCGAGCCTGCTACCGTTATACATGGTCAACCTCCACGCATTGTAACTTGAACCCTCGGTAGAGGACCAGTACCAGCTTTCTTTTAACTCCGGCAGGTTGGCTGCTTTCAACGCAGCATTGATTTTGTCTTTATTCAAAAAAATGCCGGTTAGTTCATCAATAGTCGGGCAGCGGCCGCCTTCGGCTTGGCAAAACTGTTGCGCTTCGTCAAAATTAAGCCTTTCCTCGCTCTCAACCGGCATAATAGCGATTTCGTGTGTGTCAGTAACATTGCACAAGATGCCGGCAATCGTTTTAGACTGATCGAGTTCTTCCGAACGTGTCCCGTCGGTGTAAATGTATGATCCTGTTTTCATCTCTTCTCCTTTTTGATTGGTTTCTTACAATAATGTATTGTATAATTACAATAATGTCAATAGTAATTTTACAATATTTTTATTGCTTGATTTAAAGGAAAAGAATATAAAAAAAACCGCCCTAAATGGGCGGTTGGAAAAGGAGGAAAATATTTTATTTGACTAAAATAGCGAGAAGCAAAATTATTTGGATGATGGTTATTATCAATATATCTTTGCGCAGACCTAGTAAGCTTTTTCTCATGCCAAAGGTGTCTTGAGATATGTTTTGTAGGTCGTTGTTGGCGGCGTTTGTGACGGAAGCGGGAAAACAGTCTAACGTATAAGAGTCTATAATTCCTTTGCCTTCCTTATTAATGTGGCCGTAAGCATTAAGTCTGGCTTCAGAGCTAAGCGCTATTAAATCTCTATATTCAGCAAGTTTTTCTAGCGGTTCATAAATTGAGACAAAATAATCGGGGCAATTCCCTAATTCTATTTTAGTTTTTGGGTTAACGTGTTCGATATAACCTATTTTTTTTGCTTTTGCGTCTATAAAATAAATTGTTGTGTCGGCTGTGCCAATTGTTTTGATGCCTTCTTTTATTTCGCCAGTAAAGTGGATGTTATATTCGTATTTTGAGGCCGTTTTAGTCGGCTTTACGTCTTCATGCATCAGCAAATGAGATATGTGGCTTTCATCTTTGGCGAGGTGGAGGCCAGCTAAAGAGCCGTCAATATAAATATCTTGCATGTTATCCTACTTTTTCAGTTTTGAGAATATAAATGACCCGGCCAAGAATAATGACGTCTTTGAGGTTGGCGTTTTCGGGATTATACACAGGATTATCTGATTTGATGATAATAGTGTCGGGGGTGATAGATCCTTGTAAGCGCTTGACAGCCAAACCGGTTGAGAGTTGCAAAAGGTAAATGCCGTCAGAATCAGGAGATTTGCGGGAAATGTCGGCAAGAATCCAATCGCCGTCTTTTAAGGTCGGTTCCATGGAATCGCCAGAGACACGCAGCATCTTAATATTGTCCGGCGCAGCTGAAAAGGGGAGCGTATGAAAATCAGCCTGCGGGATAATCCAATGACCGGTAATATCTTCGGCTAAGATTTCATTGCCGCTGCCGCAGCAGGCGGTGGCGCTGATGATGTCGATTTGAACAGTTCCGGTGGAGTTGTTTTGAGCGAATAAGCCTTCGAGAATGTTTAATTTTCCGGGAAAAGGCAGGTTCAGTGGGAGATCTGTTAATTCTTGTTCTGGAACTTTTAAAATTTGTGCTAGTTTTTTTCGTGTCGTTTCGTCTAGGCGTTTGGGCGTTTTTCTATTAATGTACTGAAATAAATATGTGCTGTTTTTCCCAATTTTCAAAGATAGATCATTTAGGCTTTCTTTTTTTTCCACAATTAAGTTTTGTATGTATTTTCGGATATCTTCAGCGTTTTTCATTATAACTACCTCTTTTTGCATTGTATTGTATATATACAATTTTGTAAAGTTGTATTTTATTGTAAATTTCCCATTGACATTATTGTAAAATAACAATATAGAGAAAATGGAGGTAGAAATGAAAAAATCCGAATTTTTGATAATAATTGAAAATTTTTTGGAGCGTACGGGTTTTTCTGCTGCCGGTTTAGGAAAAGCTGCAGCAAATGATACAAGATTAGTCTTTATGCTCAGAAATGGACGGGAATGTCGGGAGAAAACACAGGAAAAGGTTTTGGCTTGGATTGCACAGCATGAAAAAGACAATCAGATAAATTTAACCGATGAAACGGGGAAATGAATGTCTAACGCTCAGTATAAACTTGTTGGCCGCAAGGTTGAGGATATGAGGCAGAAGGATGATTTTTATCCGACGCCTGAATATGTGACAAACATTTTGTTAAAAAATTATCATTTTGATGGGATGATTTGGGAATGTGCCTGTGGTGATGGCCGAATGTCGGAGGTGTTGAAGAAACACGGTTATCATGTTGTTTCAACTGATTTGATTGACAGGGGCTATTATGACCGCATGCCGAAAGCAATAGATTTTTTACTTGAAAATACCAAGGCTGAAAATATTGTCACTAATCCGCCCTTTAATCTTGCGTATGAGTTTATTGTGCAAGGTTTACGCTTGGCAGATAAATGTTTGGCTCTTCTTTTGCCTATCCGTTATCTGACAGGTAAAACACGTGTTAATCTTTATAAAGATAATCCTCCATCTAAGATTATAGTTATTCCAAACAAGGTTGATTTTGTCGGAAATGGCAATCCAGTGATGGAATTTGCTTGGTTTGTTTGGGATCGAAGAAAAAAGGATGGTACGGAGATTGTGTGGGCAGATTATTTTAATGAAAGGGAAAGACAATGAAAACAGGTGAGTTTGCTTATTGGGACGGAACAATCGACGCTAAATTTGATAAAAAAAGGCCGTTAAAGGGGATTGTTGTGGTGGAGGATGACTGTCACGCGTTTTTAGTGCTTCCGAAAGAGATAAAAGAGGTTGATTGGTGGGACGGTAAACGCAAATGTGAAGAACAGTTTGCGCAAATGCCTAATCTGCGGCAGCTTGAGGCAATTCACAAGAATAAAGAAGTTTTGAACAAAGCCTTTATTGCGGCAGGTGGTGAAGCTTTGGATGATGAAGCTTACTACTGGTCCTCTACCGAGTATTCAAACTACTATGCGTGGATATTGGATATGAGTGACGGTAACAGGAGTGCCTACAATAAGAACAACGACATTCACTACGTTCGTCCGGTTCTAGCTTTTTAACTTTATCGATTCATCGATTCAGCGGTGGGCGGTCGGAAACAGTAAACAGTTTTAGTTATGAGGATGAAAAAATGGAAACAGAGCCGAAAATGGACATTGTTAAAGAGGCTGATCAGTATGAGAAAAATAAAAATGTGCAGGTTAATCATGATATGCAGAAAATCGGCAAAAAAATAGCAACTTCGGAAACAAAACCGGCTGAGGTTGGCGGTATTGCCGTAGATAGACTGCGTTCCCTGATTGAAAGAATTGAACGTCTGGAAGAAGAAAAAGCGGCAATTGCATCAGATATTCGTGATATTTTTGCCGAGGCTAAGAGTGCCGGATTTGACGTTAAGATTATGCGGATGATTCTTAAATTGCGTAAAATGAACGCCGCTGACCGCGATGAGCAGGAAATTCTTTTGGAGACTTATGCCAAAGCCTTGGATATGTAGTTAAAGCAGGGTGAGGGTATGATGATAAAGGGAGTAGATTGCCCGATCAAGTCGGGCAAGGACGAAAAGGGAAAGTTGCAGCCGGCGGACGGGCGCCGTCTGCGGGTGAGGCATAATGGAGCAACGCGCCGGTAGCACCGGAGGCACATCGAGCCGATGAGG